CAATGGAAACAGTACAAACGTGAAATAAAACTTAATGTTCTATTAAACGAGGGTAAAAGAATAGGATTCGATGTAACAGAGATATCACAAATAAACTCTCCGATATATGGTAGTTTAGGCGAGCCACGATTCACAGATATATCGTTAAAAAGTATATCCTTTTTCGTTAGATCAATGTCCTTTATTATAAAAGATAACAAAGTAGATGGATTAAAAATTGGTCTGAGAGTTTTAGACAACCCATCTGGAAAAAAATTAGCCAATATATTAGAATCAGGGTGTTTACTAGAAGTTAAACAAATGACACTACCGATGTGTAAGAGTGTAACACAATTTTACTTCGAGTTACCTGAATCGAAAAATGTAGCATAAAAAAACCTCTTAATTAATTTTAAGAGGTTTTTCTTTTTTATATATCTTTTAGAATTCAAATTCTCCTCCACCAGCATCATCTCCACCAGTATCTCCACCAGCATCTTCTCCACCAACATCACCACCAGCATCATCTCCACCAACATCACCCATATCACCACCAGATTCACCGAAGTCACCACCAGCATCTTCTCCACCTTCTCCACCTTCACCTTCTTCACCAGAAGCACCAGCAGCACCAGCATCACGGGCCCAATATCTTTCATTCTCAGCTTTCTCCTCTGGAGTAAGTTTAAATATATTATCCATTATCCACTCAATATGGAAATAAGGTTTCTCATCTGTTCTCATAACACCTAATAAAGTTCCAACTATTTCTGATTTCTTAGCTAAGTTGTTTATCTTCTTCCAATCTTCGAATATTTGATTGGTGTAGAAGTCAATATCAACTCTATTAGTAAATACCTCATCTTCTGTTAATTCAGGAAACTCAATCAACATTTGTAATTTAAGTGGCTTAACGATAAGTTCTTTAAAGTTAGCTCTTAATCTACTAATAAAATTGTGAAATTTAATCTCATCTCTAGTCATCTCAGAAGCATCACCAAAAAGATTACCACCTCCATTCTCACCTTCAAATCTAGATATAGGTATCTTAGAAGCTCTTTTAAGAGACTTATAGAACCAAGATAACATAGTTTCATCATTCAAATCGTGACCCTCTGGTGATACCATCTCCATATTCGGAGTACCAGCATCTCCCTCAGGAAACCATATTTGTTTATTGTAAGGTAAGTGCTTAGCACCATTGATAGTAAGTGTTCCTAAACTATCATCCCACTCTACTTCTTCTGAATAATCGTGTATCAACTGTCCTATTTGTTCTTCTGCTCTTTGTCTAGACAATCCCTTAATAGGTATTGTAAACTTTTGATAAACAGTAGCGTTTATAACGTTGAACATTATTCTAGTTTGTTCTAATATTTTTAATTGATTGTATGGTTTTATTAAACCCTCAACATAAGAAGTCTCTGAATAATCATTCTGTGTAGAATACGATACGTAAACTATTTGAGAATCTAAAAATATTCTTCTTAATTGTGGATCCTCTGGGAATTGTATCCATAAGTGACCAATAGCTGGTTCATAAGCCGGTACTAAAGTTTCGGGTCTCATTCTATTGAAACCAACAATATTCTTTTTCTTATCATCATATATAATCTCAATAGCTATATAACCATCAATAAGAAAATCTCTCATCATATCCCAAGCACTAATACCATCAGAAAAACCATACTTATTGTATATTTTTTCGAAATATTCTTGATATTTATCTCTTACTTCTTGTGGATACTCATTCGAAAGTGATTTAGGTGAACAAAAATCAGAATCATCATTAAAAACAATAGATTCATCCGATATAGTACTCACAAAATCTCTTATCTCATCCTTAATAGAATACTCTCTCAGGATTCTTCTCTTATCACCATATGCCTTATCTAAGTAAGGAATAGACTTTCTATTCAAAACAGACGCTACGGCTCTCTGACTAAAGAAATCATACATCGAATTACCTCTAGCTGAATATGGATCCTCGTTTATACCAATACCAACTTGATTTCTGATGATCATATCATCATAGTTCATACCATAATTTGAAAGGTTTCTAAGAATACGACTAAATAGTCCTTTGTTCTCAACAGCCGTGTTGGTCGATGCGAAGTTGGAATCTGCTGCTCCTGCCCCGTTAAAGTTATTGTATGATGGCATATATTAAAATAATTTAAAAATTTAAGTTATATATTAATTTTAGCATCCTCCTCCCAGAACAAAAAAACACGAGTTAAGACTCGTGTTTTATTGATTCATTTATTTTTTTCTGAGTTTTCTTAACATCCTCAACTATACCTGGTTCATAAAAATCAAGATAAGATTTACCAGCTCTTGGTTTGAATGATTTATTTAATTCTTCTAAAGCTTTAATATAAGCATCCGACTCAGGACCATATAATCTATCAGAAATATTTTGTAAAACCATTTTATCCACTTTATTAGTGATAATTGATTTTTTCATATTTTCCCTCTGTTTTGTCAATTTAGCAATATCAGCCTCACTTGGTCTATCTATTGTGTATTTAATACCTCTTGGTTTAACATCATCCGTAAGTTCTTTCTTCTTCTTTTTGAAAATTTTCATCAATTTTATTTTTTAAGTCCATGTATTAGAACCACCCGGTCCATACTTCTTCATATTATTTCGTATTCTAGCAACGTGGTTTCTAAGAACACCATACTTCTCTGATATATCATTATTTATATCAAAGAATTCATCGATACTAGCCATCATCATTTCTTTATGTCTCTCATCCCTATTAGCTATCTTAGCATCCCATATCTGTATTAACTTCTTAGGGTCATAAACATTTTTAGGATGTTGTGAATATAAAAATCTTGGCAATAGGTCTAATTCTATTTTATGTACTAATTTAACTCTTGAAGCATCATACTCCACCATAGCATATTCAAAACCCAAATCTCTTAATTTATCATAAACACCCTTATAATCAACTTTTAATAAAACATCATTCTCAAAGTCTTGTTCACTAACATAGTTATCAAATAATAATGTTCTAACCTCGATAGGTATAAAGTTAAAGTTGATAGCAAATATAACAATTTTATTTGAGAACTTCTTATAATCCGCAACAAAAACTGGAGAAAATTGCATCCAACTAGAAGTATCTAAATAATGTAGGTGATAGAAACCACCTGGTTGTATATCAGTAACAGAAACACCCAAAACCTCCTTAGTAGATTCTTGGTATTTATTATAAAAATATAAAGAATTATTTTTGAAGTTATCCGGAATACCATTACCATTAACTAATAAATTTATTTTTACTCTTTCCGCTAATTCACCCATCAGAAAACTTTTTCTTTTATATATAAAAAAAAGTAATAATCATTAATGTTAAATTCCAAACCGAATAATTCTAAATATCATGGTGGTAATTTTATACCTAAAAACAAAGACAAAGTAATTAAACTAAACGCTGAGCGTGGTCTTTATTATAGAAGTTCTTGGGAAAAGAAAATTATGTTTTGGTTGGATATGAATGAACAAGTAATAAAATGGGGAGCTGAGTGTTTAAATATACCTTATCAAATGACACACTTTGAGAATGGTGATGCTAGAGTTAAGAAACATACATATTATGTAGATTTTTATTATGAAATGAGGACAGCAGATGGTGTCTTAAAGCAAGTAGTTGTCGAAGTAAAGCCAAAAAAGGAATATAATATGGTCATTGCTCTTAACGCTGGAAAACTTAGTGTTCCAGAAAAAGGTACTAAAAAGTTGAAAAACTTTGAATATGACCTAAAAATGGCTTATAAGAATAAGAATAAATGGGAAACTATGATAAATTGGTGCAATAAGAAAGGTTATGAATTCATTATTATAACAGAAGACCACTTAAAGATGTTTAGTGTTTAAGACAACCAAGATATAAATATAGTAATTAATACTATAAGACTCAAAGCAGGATATACACTATTATAAATTCTAAAAATATTCTTACTAAGGTGATAAATAGGAAATTTCAAAAAACCCAATATAAATAATACATAGAATAGTTCTGGTTGGTTAGTAAAGAATCCAATAGGTATCCAAATCCAATATAAAACCTTACTAAGGTAGTATACCAAATCAAGTTTTGACATACCAAGTATATCTCTATCCTTGAATCCCTTATCTAATTGTTTATTTTTAAGCATATAATATACATTCATAAAAATAAACACAATTGAAAGTATGTAAAATATATTAGTCATGATTTATTATAATTTCTTCCATATTAATAAGATTATTTAATTCATTCTCAAATAACCTCACAGTTTTATCTCTTTCGATAATAACATATAATTTATCATCGATAAAAGCTTCAATTGGATCACCAACAACTCTTTCATAAACATCGGGCGCATCACCACTTCTATCTTCATAGAACTTCTTGATATACTCTTTTTGATTTTTTAAATCTATATGTATAGAACATCCATCAGGTCTTGTTCCCCATCCTCTCTCTGATTCCTCCCAGAGTTGTAAAATAACTTTGTTCATAATTGCTTTTTAATACGTTTTTTTTATGTAAATAAGTAAACAAAGTTTAAAAAAATAGTAAAAATAAAAAACAAAATAAAAACTATTTTTATGCGAAATCTTAAATTGGAATATATCTGGTTGGATGGATCAAGTCCACAACAACTAAGAAGTAAAACTAAAGTAATTAAAATGGATGATTCCTTAAACACAGAAGACTACTCAATGTGGTCATTTGATGGAAGTTCAACAAAACAAGCAGAAGCAGGAAAGGGGAAGAACACAGATTGTTTACTAAACCCAGTTTTCATAACTAAAGACCCATTTAGAGGCGGTCAAAACAAATTGGTGTTTTGTGAAGTATTAAACCCAGATGGTACTAAACACGAAAGCAATCACAGATACACTCTTCAAGAGAAAATCGAAGAACTAGGTATAGATGAATCACTTGAAAAAGGTGAACTACCTTGGTTTGGATGGGAACAGGAATACACTCTAACAACAAAAGATAGAAATCCATTTGGCTTAAATGGTGCATTACCATTAGGATTCGAGAAAGGTGAACCAAGAGGACAAGGAGATTATTATTGTGGTATAGGATCTGATAGTGTTGTTGGTAGAGATATAGTTGAAGAACATATGGATATGTGTATGGGAATCAACTTAGATATATCAGGTATAAATGCCGAAGTTATGTTAGGACAATGGGAATATCAAATTGGTCCAGTAAAACCACTTAATGGGTGTGACCAAATGTGGGTATCTAGATACTTATTAGAAAGAGTGGCTGAGAAATACAATGTTATCGTATCACTACACCCTAAACCAATGAGTGGTGATTGGAATGGTTCAGGATGTCACGTTAATTTCTCAACAAAGGAAATGAGAGAAGAAGGTGGATTATCTTTAATAGATGAAGCTGTTATGAAGTTAAAAGAAACTCACAAAGAACATATGTTGGTATATGGATTGGATAATGACCAAAGGATGACAGGAGAACACGAAACATCAACCATTCACGAATTCACACATGGATATAGTACAAGAGATACAAGTATTAGGATACCAGCACAATCAATTGTTGATAAGAAAGGTTATTTTGAAGATAGGAGACCAGCTTCGAATTGTGACCCATACCAAGTTACTGAAAGAATGTTAGAGACGGTATTTAGTGAAGTACCAGTTTCGGTATAAATATAATTAAAGTTTATATTAAATAAAAAAACCCACTCATTTATTTGAGTGGGTTTTTTAGTATCTTATTTATTTTCTGTTTTCTTATTTGGTTTCTCTCAAATATACTCTTTAGAGTAGCTGTCTTGAAACCAGGATTAGAAACTAAATCATAAGTGAATATCTTTGATAACTTAGCCATTATAATGAGTGAATACCCTGACCATCATTAGAACCCTCTATTGAGATTAATTTTATTTTGTGTTCGTTATCACCTTTTTTCTTATAAAGTTCGTTATAACCCTTGGCAATACCTCTCTTGAAGACTTCTGTGAAGTATGCGAAGGCGTTAACCGACTTTTCTTCATTAAAATTGAACCAGTTTTGAAACATATCCAATAATCCACTCTGATAACAATCATTTCTATCATCATTTGAATAGTATCTCATTTTTTTGATTGTTTTCTTAGCTAGAAGCTCTAGCATTTTTTCAGCCGATCTGGTTAATCTTCCTTGGGCTTTTGATACGACAATCTCTACATAAAGATCTTTATTATTTAAGTACATATTTAGCATTTATTTTTTTATAGAACTCGATGTTCTTTCATGCTTTCATGTTATAGGACTAAATCATGAAAAGTTTAAACAAACAAAAAATCCTCAAATTTCTTTGAGGATTTTTTTAATTGTATTTTTAATTAAAGTTTAGTTACTTCTTTGAATTGAAGTTCTTTAACACCCAATAACTCACCATCAAGATTTACTTTTCTTTTCTCTAAGTTACTAAGAGCTGTTGATAAAACTTCCGATTCACCAATCATTTGTATAGAACCTTTAACTTTTTCAATATTGAAATTTACATCCTCTAATTTAAGAGTGATTTCTCTTTCTTTATCTTCAAGTTTTCTTTTAACAATTAACTCACCATCTAATTTATTTTCATAAAAATAAGTCAAGTCATAATTAAGTTCGTTTCTTACTTCATTAACAAGTTCGATAGCTGATTCATATTTAAAGAATGAATTACCATATCTCTCATCACATCTATATAAGAAAGTAGTGTTTTTATAATTGAATGCAAAACATTCTAAGTAAGGGTTAATTAAGTTATTAATCTTTTTAACAACATCTAATTCAACAAATTTATCCATATTTTGAGATACCTCAAGTAAAATAGGATAAAAGTTTTTGTTCACAATAGGAACAATTGGAGATGAGAAAAGACTTTCTAATGTAGTTTCTTTATTTAATTCATCTTCGTTAATAAAGATACCACCTTTTTTACTAACCGAAAGACCGATTGTTAAATATTCAGATATTCTGAAATTAACTCTATCTTCATTGATAGTAGCATATTTCATAGCTGATTCAATCATTCTAAGGCTTTTTAAATCTTCTTCATTTTTAACGTGATTTTCTAATAAAGTTTTTTCAATAACATTTTCTGTAAGTAAGAACCAAGAATCTTTAATCAAAGCAACGTGACCGTCTTCAACAGATTCAACAATAGTGAATACTGATTCACCAGAACCACCACTCAATAGGTTAGTTTTTTGTTCCGGAGACTTTGTTAAATTATGAACAAATACTTTAATTTCTGGAACCCAGTCATAAATAGCTAATTCATTCAAAACCTTTGACATTCTATCTTGATCAGATTCTAAATTAATAGTTTGCAAAAGAACATTAATTGGTTGTCTATAAAGCTCTCCTTGATTTTTGGTATTAAGAACATTATATAAGCTTTTCAATTCATATATTAGTTCGTGATTTGACATATCATCGTTTAAACTCTCCAATAGACCTTTCACACTTTTATCATACGTAAAAGACTTTAATTTCTCATTAAGAGAATTAATTATTGCTTTCTCAGCATGCTCACTACAAGCATTCATATGCCCCTCTATAATAAGTGCAACATCTTCTTGATCAAGTGAAAGATTTTTCTTGAAGTTAAACAACTCGAGTTTAAGATTCTTCATACTTTAAAATATTATTTTTTTTTCAACTTATATTATATATTAATAGTAAAAAGTCATTTTTTACCATTTTCATATATTCTTTTAATTACCTACATTTCCGTCATTACCATTATTTGGATCTTGTGAATTTGGATTATTTATTGGTATATTAGATTTTTGTCTAGCTCTTAGTATGTTGTTAAACCATCTAGTTCTCTTAGGTGTTATGAAATAGTCGGAATCACCAGTAGCATATGTACCTTGTGGATCTGAACCACCAACACTAGATTGGTCACTATAAAAGTTACCAGTGGCACCATATGGAGTAGTACCCGTATTTATAGTTGGATCTTGACCACCTATATAATCATATGGTGATGAACCTGGTGGGAATCCTTCTGAAAAACCACCTTCTACTGTATGACCATTCAAATCAGTCATACCATCACCATAACTCCTAGGATATCCAGTCATATTCACTCTATCCTTTCTGAAAGCTGGATAATATGTTTGTACCTCAAATGAAACCTTCATCTTAATATTATTATCAGATGACATATTTTTCTCACGAGCCATTTCTATTGAATTTCCATCTGGCATTAATATAACAGCATCTATATTCATAAAGTTATGTTCAAAATACATAAATTTATATAACCACAAAGTGTCCATTATTGCTTGACTACATTTGAATGTATCTACTTCACTAGAAAGCAATATCTCCAAATCATAACTAACAGTAATAGGAACTGCTCTAACTTTAGCCAAAATCTTTCTTATCTCAACCTCATTCTCAACAACCATCCTCAACCAAACATTAGGATTGGAAAATTCATCAGAATTAATATTAAACCCAGTCATTGTTATGTGACCTCTTGGTATAATATCGGTGTTTAATTCAACAAATCTATTTTCAGAAACTACATCATCTTGAAATGTATCCAATAAAAACCTCTCATCACCCGTCAATGAGTAATAAAAAGGTACTTTTACATAAACATCCCCGGAAGAAAATCTATTAATCCAATTAACTTGACCCTCTAAAGTATCAAGTACACAAACTGTTAAATCTCGGAAGAAAACATCCTCCATATTAAATCTTTCACCTATCATAGATGTATATATAAAAACTAAACCTTCTCTAAAACTTATTCTAAAATATCAATATACATGTTATGAGCGTAAACAAATTATTACTATGGGAAAAGTGGCGTCCAAAGACTATGGATGATGTGATTCTATTACCTAGAATCAGAAAACACTTCGAAAACGGAATAGATGGGAATTATATTTTCCACGGAAATTATGGAACTGGGAAAACTAGTTTAGCTAGAATACTCATTGGTAAATATACAAAGGATAAACCATTTATGGAAATAAATTGTTCTGTCGAAACATCAATTGATTTACTTAGAAATGAAGTTGGTGATTTTTGTAAGTTCTCACCAATGATGGAAACTGAATCAGATTACAAATATGTATTCCTTGATGAGTTTGAAAGAACATCAGCTAACTTCCAAGACGGATTTAAAGCATTCATAGAAAAATATAGTAAAACTGTAAGATTTATAATCTCAACAAATCATATTAATAAGGTTGAGGGTGGTATAAAGTCTAGAATACCTAGATTAAACTTCGATTGTGAGAATTTAGAAGAAGAGAAATATCTTAAACAAGAGATATATAAAAGAATAAACAACACGGTCTTACCAAAAGAAGAAGAAGAAGTTTCAAAGGAAAGTTTAGTTACTATCATCAATAAGAAATTCCCAGATTTCAGAGAAATAATGGTTGATCTTGAAACACACATAAAAACTGGGGAATCGACATCATCATCTAATGTTTCTAATAAGGTTAGGTTAGATTTATACAAGACTATATATGACACATCAATGGATTACGAACAAATCTATCATTTCTTAATGAATATGTTTGGGCCAGAGAAAATAGATGGTATGATTAAAGTATTAGGAACACCATTTATAAAATGGTCTATGGAACAAGGTAAAAATGTTGATAAGTTATTCGAGTGTAATTATATAATTTCAGATTACTCATCCAAATTAGAGACAAATACTGATCCGATTGTATTAGGTATGACTATAATTGGTAAGTTAAGAGATATATTAAATTAATCATCATCTGGATAGCTTTCATAAAACTCAAATTTAATTTTAAATATTTCATATTAATATTTAGAAGGTAATTTTTTATAGTAATCAATATAAATTCATAATCTCAAAATTAGTTTCATATGAGTATATATAAAAATTAATATATAAACACATGGCAGATATTAATTTTATAGACTTCTACATAGGTTATCCTGGTCACCCAAGATTCAGAGAACCTGAAATCATTGAAGATGATGTAATAAGAGTTATCGTACAAAAGTATGAGATGATTATTTTCACAAATAAGGGTGAGTTATTAGGAGATCCAAACTTCGGAGCTGATTTACCATCACTATTACATGAAACAAGATTATCAGCAGAAGCTATAGAAGGAGATATTAGAGCACAAATATCAGATTATATAGAAGAAATTGATGGAATTGAATATGGATTAACAGTTGAATTTTTTGAAGATCCAGATAGATACCAAGAGTATATGGTTATAACATTCAATCTCAAAGACTATGAGGTTTATGCTTCGGTAACTTAATTCTTTATAAATTTTTCACAAAGTCTTTAAATCTAGAGATTCTACTTTTTGTTTTTAAATATGGGTTTTCCACACCAACGTCTTTATATAGATTATTCTTTATTGATTTATTCAACTCACCACCTTTAAAGAAATGTTGATAGTCTGGATTTTTCCAATATCCACCCCAAGACCATCCATATTTTTCAAAAATTTTAACTACCACATCACCACCAACTATTGTTCCTTCAATAGTTGGATCATACTTAAATATATCTAAAGCTGATGGGTGTATCCAAGGGTTCAAAGCTGGGTTTATATCAATTGCCAAACCAACAGCATGGTCACTTAATTTGGTAGTACCCGCTACAAATCTAAAATTGTATCCAGATGTGTTATTAGCAACAACCGACTTTTCATCATCATAATCATAATTATCTATTGTTTCCACTTTTTCTATTATGAATCCAGTATCTTTTATCTCATCAAATATTTTTACTATTTCATCAGATAAAGATTTATGAACCTCAATATATCCTGATTTATGATTATTACCAAAATCGATATAATTGACACTAACTTTTACAATGTCTTTATCTACTAATTTTTTAATTTTATCTAAATTGTTCATTATATTGGACAATGATTTGCTGAGTAAATATACTTATAATCTCTTTTAATATTAACACCAAGGCTTTCAGCCGATGTAATAATATCTTCTAAACACTCAGAGTCAGAACCACCAACGATAACAACATCCTTTCCTTTTAACTCAACAAGATGCTTATATAATTTAATAGGAACTTGAAACCATTTATGATTATTACCGATATAGACTATAACAGTACCTTCTTTAGTCGGGAAAATATCACCCTTCTTTAATTGTTTACTATCCTCCTTATCACTAATCTCTTTATGAACATCTTTATTTAGAATCTTCTTATAGAAATCAGCATCAACATCATAATTATATCTCTTTTCAATTAATTCTGTTTGGTTGGGAAAATGATATAAATCATCATGTATTGGAATTTCAGGATCCTTATCATATAAATAGTCTTTATCTACGATTTTACCATCAATGTGATTATCCCAAACTTGATAAACCTCACCAAATTTCTTACAATACTTTTTTAATTCATTTATATACATCTCAGAAAAGAATTTCTTAAATGATTTTTGAACATCAACGATTATAAGTGTTGTGTCAGTATTGTAATTCTCATATGCCTTTAGGTATCTCATTATAAGTATATATTAAATAAAAAACCCATCAAAGTTTATTTGATGGGTTTTCATTTTAAAAATTTCTATAAATTAAAGTGGAAGTTCTTCTTCATCCTCTTCATCCTCTTCTTGTGCTTGTGGTTGAACTTGACCTTGTGTTTCTGGTTGAACTTGTCCTTGACCTTGT